GGGGACTTATAAACTTATAGAGAAGCTAATTTTAGATGCAATAGAAGCAGTAAAAGAAGTTTCAAAAAAGCACCCATATATAGTAGGGGTAAAAAATGGTGTAATTGAGGTGGAAATATGAAAAATTGGCAAGACATAGCAAAAGAATTTGACACTATAAAAAGTGTCAAAGTAATATGGACTACTGTAATAGTGAATGACAAGAATGTGGCTAAATATACTTATAGAGAAGTGGCAAAAGCGGTTGCTGATAAGTTAAGAAACTTAATTGAGCCACAACCACAAAAAAAGATGTTTCTACATATCAAAAACCCAAAAACTGGATTAAAAAAGATTGTAGATGCAACAGACTACACAATAGAAGAGCTTGAAAAAGCTTACAATGCTTATCAACTGAATGCAAACTATGATGTATTTATGAAAAGCTACAAAAGGGCAGATTATGAACTTGTTAAATAGTTTAAAAGATAATAACCAAGATTTTGAGTGGTATCCTACTACTCAAAAAATGATAGATGCAGTAGTAGCAGATATTGCAAAAGTAAGAGCAGTAAATTTTTATGATAAAAATAATGCTATTCTTGAAATTGGTGCAGGTGATGGAAGAGTAGTAGAAGCAATTGCTACAAAGTTTGATATGGCAAAATTTGCAATAGAAAAAAGCCAAATATTGATTAACAAGCTAATCGATAAGGGTATAGCAATAGTTGGAACAGATTTTCATACTTGTTCAATAGTGGGCGATTACAAAGTAGTGTTTTGTAATCCACCATATAGCGAGTATGATATATGGTTTGAAAAAATAGTAATTGAAGCAGATAGTTATGTTTATATGATAGTGCCACAGCGTTGGAAAGAAAATAAAAGAATAGAGGAGGCACTAAAAACAAGAGGAAGCCCAGAGCATACAGTTATTTATTCAGGGGATTTTTTAAGTGCAGATAGACAGGCTAGAGCAAAAATTGATATAGTTCGCATTAATTTACGCACAAAAGTAAAGAAATCAAAAGATGTTATCTTTGACAAATTTATATTCCCAGTAAAAAAAGAGAAAAAAGAAAAAGTGTCAGATAGCAAAAACATAGTTCAAGGCGATACAATAGAAGCACTTGTAACTATATATGAAAAAGAGTTAAATAAACTTGTAAGCAATTTTAACACATTAGCACAACTTGATAGCGAATTATTAGAAAGTGTTGGCGTAAATGTTGAAAGTGCAAAAGAAAGTTTTTATCACAATATAGCTAACTTAAAACATAAATACTGGAGAGAAATTTTTGACAAGCTTGATAGAGTTAAAAAATACTTAACCTATAAGTCAATAGAAAATATTTTCAATGGCTTAAAATATAGCAAAGAGCTTGATTTTACAATAGGTAATATTCATTTAATTGCCACTATTTTGATAAAACAAGCCAATAAATACAAAGATAGCCAGTTAATAGATGTGTATGAAAATATGTTTAGCGATAAAAATATCAAGACTTTTAAATCTACAAAAAATGTTTATACAAAGATGTATAAATGGGAAGCAGTCCAAAACTCTACACACTACTATTTAAGTAATAAAATTGTATTAGATGGATATTATGCAGAAGTGTGTAGATGGTTTAATAAATTTAAAGTTTTAGATAGTGGCATAAGAGTAATAAATGATATTATAACAGTTTTCTCAACACTTGGTTACAACATATCTAATAATTTAATTCAAAAAGAATTAGAGGCAGGTAAAGAGTATTTACTGTATCTTGACAAAGATTACTCAAAAGAGCAACTTAAAAAAGGAACATCTACAAATATTGGCATAATTAAAGATGTGCATTATCTTGAAGATGAAAAAATATACCAGTATCTTATAAATGGCGATTGGTATCACGGTGATGGAGTAAGACCAGAGAAAGATGTTGCGATAAGAGTAAAATTTTACAAAAAAGGCACTATGCATATAAACTTTAATAAAAAACTAATTGATGCTTTAAATGTAGAATTTGCAAGACTAAAAGGCTGGATACATAGCCCAAAAGAAGCAGAAAAAGAAATGGGCATTAAAGATGCAGGTAAATATTATAACCAGATAAAAATATTTAATGACCCTAAAAAATTGCTTGAATTAAAATAAAAGAGATAAAACTCTCCTAATGGGCAAAAGCCCAAAAGGAAAATAAAGGAGGTGGATGTCTATACGGCTCAATAAAAGAGCATTAATATTATATCATAAAATGCTAAAAAATTTAAAACTACCAAAAATTACTAAAAAATCCCAAAAAACAATGGAAAACCCTTGACAAATTCCAAAAAACATTATATAATAATAATATATAAAATAAAAAATAAAGGATTGGAAGATGTTTATAGAGCAAGAATGTTTTGGAGAGGGTAGCCATAGAACTTGTATCCAAGAGGTTGTTTTAGATAGTGTTGATAATGAGGTCGTAGGCGAACAAATAGCTAACGACATCATCTCACTTGGCGAAATTTCAGAGAGCCAAGTTTATACAGTTAATCTTGTAAATGAAGAGGGCGAAGAGGTAGAGCTTGATGTTAAATTGATAGACTATATCAATGAAACAATCAAGGCTTTCAAAGAGCTAAACGAGCAAGATGATGACCTCTTTGGAGAGGGTGATAATATTCTTGCAGAATTAGAAGAGATGAGGGGTGCAAAATGAAAATATTTAAGCATATGGCAAAAAATGGCATAGAATTAACAATTGAAGCTAAAGTGATAGACAAGAAGATATATATTACTGTTAAAGGTGATGGTATAGAGCATAAATCACCTTTATCAAGTAGGGTGAGAGGCAATGTGTTGTATTTGTTTCGTTGCTACTATAAAGGCAAAACAGTAAGTGGCATACAAGATATAAAAGGTTTGCAAGAATGGTATGATAGTGCGAAAAAAGAAATAGATAGACAAGAAAGAATAGAGAGGATTAAACAGTTAAGACTTGCAAAAAAAGAAAAAAATGTAATTGTTAATTGGCATTCTACATATAGTTTTAGTAGTTCTAATGCGTATATAAATACACTTTTTAACAAGATAAATAACTACACAATAAAAGAAGAGGAAAAAATAAAAAATGCAATGAAGCTAAAAGATAAATATATGGGAGATTATAGTATAGAAGAAACCTATGAAGCAAAGAGTGAAGATTTGCAAAAAGCAGTAAAAGATATATTAAAACAAAGAGATGCTAAAGAAAAGAAAAAGATAAAAGAAGAAATAGAAAAACTTGAAAAAAGAATAAAAGATAAAGATGTGCCATATTACAATTTAAAGCTGATAGATAGAGATTTAAGCACAGGTCTTAGTTACTATACTTTTATTGATAAGGTATCTAAAAAAGATTTTAGTAAAGTGTATGAATATTTTGAATACATAGAAAATGGCAAAGGTGATGTAGATTTTATGTATGGAACTAAATTTAAAGGATATGCAACGATAGCACCAGAAAAAGTTGTAGAAATATTATACCCTAACTGGATTGATTTGGGAATAGATAAATTAAAAAAAGAAATTAGAAAGTTAAAAGGATAAATAATGGCAATAGTAAAAGGAAGCTTCACAGATGGAAGCAGGGTTAAAGTTGGCGGAGAATTTTTTGAAATAAGAGATTTAAGAGAACATAAGACGAGCTATCCTACTGATTGCACATACTATGGAAGCAAAAGAACATATATGCTAAAAAAAGAATATTCAGAGCAAGATGCTATTGATAAGCAAAAATGGGAAGAAGCCATTGAAGTTAATAATGGTGATGCTATGTGGATTGACGGAGTAAAGTATCATTTGGTTGTAAAAGATTTAAGTGCTTGTGATGGGCTAATGTTTGTAAGGGACGACAGTATGAGATATATAGAAAAAGCAATAAAGGATAGAAAATGTTAGAGTTATGGAATAAGTGGGAAAAAACACCCACTAACCTAATTAAAACAGACAAAACAGAAGATGGAACAGAAATTAAAACTGTTTCATCTATCCACCGCTTTAAAAAGGCGACTGAAATTTTAGGAGTTTATGGCAAAACTTGGGGCTTAAAAAATATAAAACATTTCAAGTTTCAAATAGGCAATTTGGTTATCGCAGAATTAGAAGCGATATTTTTTGTAAAAACTAACGAGATTGAAACAGAGTTTGAAATAAGTAACTCAACTTCAATCACAAATAGAGGTGCCGATGGCAAAATAAGCTTTAATGCCCAGTATCGCAAAGCACTTGAAACAGATACTTGCAACAAGGCATTAAGTAAGTTAGGCTTATTTGCAGATATATATGCAGATGAAGAACTAACAAGTCAAGTTGATGGTGCTGATGAGTTAGAAAATGTAGATTTTATAGATTTTGGGGCAAAAGATGAGTAAAACTTACTGGAATAAAGAGCCAAAACAAAAAGCTAAAAAATCTTATTACCCACGCAAGGCAAAATGCAAAGTGTGCGGTAGTAGCTACACAAAGAAAAATATAAATCACTTGGTATGTAGTGTAAAATGTAGTATTGAATATACTAAGCAACATTTGCCACAAAAAATTGCAAAAGAGCAAAGAAAAGCAAAAAGAGAGCAAAGAGAAAATGACAAAAGTTATTTAATTCAAAAAGCTCAAAAACTTTTTAATAAATATATAAGGCTAAGAGATAAAGGTAAGCCTTGTATATCGTGTGGATATGTTGGCAATAGGCAAATACACGCAGGGCATTATATACCAGTAGGCAGACGCCCAGCGTTAAGATTTAATGTTCTGAATTGCCACGCACAATGTTCAATCTGTAACAATTACAAAAGTGGCAATCTTGCAGAATATAGAATAAATCTTATAGAAAAAATAGGATTAGAAAAAGTAGAATGGTTGGAAGCTCATACACAAACAAAAAAGTTTGATGTAGAGTATCTTAAAAGATTGATTAAAATTTTAAATAAAAAAATAGAGAGGTTGAAATAATGTTAGTAGATTTTGTAATATTTGGAAAGTATGTATTAAATAGAATAAATAGAGATGAGTTTGATAAAATATTTGAAGATATATTGTCATATCAACCACACGAAAGTTATCTAAAACAAAAATGGAATGAGTTTTGCAATAATCAGCTTAGTTTCTTAGTATGCTATAAGGATTTTACAGAAGTAGCAATAGAGAAAATGAAAGAAATTAATTATAAAGGGTAAGTAAAATGTTAAGCAAAGAAGTATTAAGTGAAGTTTTAGGTGTTAAGGTAACAAAAATTTGGCTTGATGAAGCTATACCAAATATGCTTTACTATGCTACTGATAAATCTCCTGTTCATAGGATAAACATATATGAGTTAGCTTTTAAGTGTAAAGAGTGGGCTATACACAAAGAGTTTTTAATAGAGAGTAGCTTGGAAAGTGTGCTAGATAATGGGTTCGCATATGCAATAGTTCGAGTATTTTTTGATGGAGATATGGTATTTAATAATTATGATGGTAAAGAGTTTGTTGGGCAATGGCACACAGAAACAGAAGCTATATTTAAAGCTACTGAATGGGTATATAAAAACACAAGGAGTAAATAATGACAAGAGAAGAAGCGAAACAAATGTTTAGAAAAGACAAAAACGGTTATGGTTGCTACAAAGCAGTATTAACTAAAATTGATAAGGTCTATGATGATTTTGAAAAAAATTACACCCCAAATTTAGGAAGCGAAGATATTATTAAAATGGCAAACGAGCATAAGCAAAATATAGGCAAAGATAAAGCCACTTATTTAGAGGGGGTTATTTTTGGATATATGATGTATTATAGTGAATTAAAAGCGAAAGAATTACTAAAAGGAGGGGATAGTGAGTAATATATTTTTAGGAGATTTAAATTTAAGTGATATAGTAAAAGATGAGTATTTAAATAGAATACAAGGGTTTTTAGACAATAATGGATTCAAGAAAATATCCAACACAAGTGAAGTTAAAAATAAAGTAGGCAATTATCATATTTACGATATTCCGAGATGTTTGGTAATTTGTAGTAAGGCAAAAACAGAAGAGTTTTATAATTTTTTAATAAATGAAAATCTTATAAAAGATGCCTTTATAGGCACTGTTCAACTTGCAGTAGAGGAGTTAGCTAATGTATAAACATAATATGAGAGACTTATCAATAACGGTAAAAAATAATAACGGATTTTTTATATCTGGAGTTGCTTACGATAAAGTAATAGAAGCATATAAAGCAGATAAAAAAGAGTTAGAATATAAAGCTCATATGGCTTATATTCAGAGTGAAGAGTTAGTAAAAGAAGAGGGCGAAGAGAAGATTTTACTAACTATTAAAGTGGTTTAGGGGCAAGAAATGAGAGTAAGATATAAAGATGGAAATTTAGAGATAGACTTAAACCAAAGAGGCTCTAGTTATATAACTTTAGTTGAGGGCGTAAGTGAAGATATAGCAGAAAATATCCTTGCAGATATAGAAGCACAAGACCTAACTGAAATTGAAGAGTTAAAAGATGTAATAGAAATTTTATTATGCTATTTAGGAGTGAGCAATGAAAGATGAAATACTAAGCTACTTAACAAGGGAAATTAAAAATAAAATTGGTAGAGATTTAACCCAAGATGAAAAGAGCAAACTCTACCAAGTGGCAAGTGCAATAACAAATGTCTTAAAAGAGCAACTAAAAGAGGAAGCAGAAGAGTTTATTCCTCTTTTTACAGTGTAAAAATGCAATAGAGGGCGTTATGACTAAAACACATAAATATCTAATAGCTACTTTTGGCTTACTAAGTGATGCACTAAGTAACGAGGGCTATATAAAAGACGGCAAATTTAATATGCAAAAAGCAAAACAGGATACACAATACTATACTTTTTGGGTATCGCTTAAAAATTTATGGCAAGAACTGCAATTTCAAATGGGTAAAATGCCAAAAAAGAAGCTACTAAAACTTGCTAAAGAGGTCGATACTAATGTAAAAAAGATGACTGACAGTGATTTTGACACGGGCTATATAATGCTAATTGTAGCTTTAAAATTAGGCGAATACTTTAATGAAATAAATGCCCTAAGCACATCTTGCTTAAAGCACAATTGGCAAAATTTGAAGATTTAAGCGGAATAGCAATAAATGCAATGAGAGAAGAAGCAGGAAATGAAGTAATAAGAGCTTCTTTTTTGATTGCAAAAGTAATTGCAGATTGGATAGAGAGTGGCAAAAAGATTAATGCCGAATTATTAATTGAAAATAAGCCTAAGTGGGCTAAAAACCATTTACAAAATAGTAAAAATATGGTATAATATAACAAAAAACAAGGGGTTTAAATGAATACAAGGATTAGACAACTCTTAGCAATCAAGGATAAAAACGATAACTATTTTCTTGATGCTAAAGAAGTTGCAAAATTTAACGGTGTTGGGTTAAATGCAGTATATGAAAGCAAAGAGAGCAACCCAAAACAGCAAATTCTAAAAAAAGCCAAATTGGCAAAAGGTAAACCATTTATTGCAGACAAACTTTATAAGTTATACGCATTTGAAGAGCTTAAAAAAGAGCTTTTAAAAGCAGAAACCGAAAAAGTAGTAATAAATGGAAATAAAGAGTTTATAAGTGAACATATCGCTACTTTAAACCAAGACAAACAATATGAAATCACAATTAAGGAGATTTAAAAATGGCAAATTTAGCAGAAATTAAAAGAGGATTACCAACTATTACTAATACTATGAAGCTTATCGCTAAAGATTTTAATAGTTTGGTAGAAAAAAAAGGTTTAAACAAGCTATACGCAGATATTGACTTGGAAGTTAGTCAAAAAATAGACTTTTGCAAAGATTTAAAACATATTGCAGAAGCTCAAAAAAAAGAACTTGAGCAGGTTTTAACAGATTTAAGAAATCAAACATTAGCATATATGGAAAAAAACGGTATTGAAAAAACAGAGGGCGACGGTTTAAAATCTATCACTTATTACCCAGAGAGTGAAAAAGTGGTTAAAAAAGTTGATAGACAAATTAAAAAAGGTCGTAGCTATGTATCTTTAAGCACATTAAGCAAAGATGACTTAATAGATATGTTAATTGAAAAAGGTGTCAAAGTTAAAGATGTTGCTATTGAGTCTAAAAAAGTGCAAAAAGCTACTATTAGGGTGGTAAGATAATGGCTATAATTGACTTAACAAATGTAGATGGCGAAAATGAAGAGAGAGTTTATATCAAACAAGAGGGTAAAATAACCCTCAAAGTTGTAAAAGTTACAGAGAGGCTAACTCAAAACAACAACACAGAGTTAAAAATTCATTTTCAAGACAAAGCAGGTAGATGGGCGATTGATAGCTTTGTGCTTACTCCTAACTCACTATGGAGATTAAAAATATTCACTAAGGCTTTAAAAATGCCAGATGTAGTAAATACAGATGAGTTAATAGGAAGATATGTTATTGCAACATTTAAAGCAAAACAAACTTCAAAAGGTGGAACTATTTACGAAATTAAAAAATATGAACCGTCTAAGCTAACACAACCATATCAACCAAAAGTGCCAGTTGTAGTAGAGAATGAACACGGCGAAACAATAAATGAAGATGAAATACCGTTCTGATGAAAAGAAATCTTTTTTTGTCAGAAAAGGACAATGTAAGCAAGGATTACAGAGAGGGGTGGAATGATGCAGTAACACATATTTCAAAAAAATATGGAATAGGCACTAATCCACTTGAAATAAACTTTAACATCACAATAGATGAAAAAAAGTTAGTAAATGAAGTAAAAGAGGAAATATGCAAGACAACACAAAACCAATACAGCCACCAAAGAAAAAACACAATAAAGATGTTATTAAAGAGGTTACTAAACAGCTTAAAAAGAAAAGCAAAAAAGAGCTAATCAATATGATAATCAATCTAAGTGCAAAAATAGATGAATTAAAAGAGGGAAACAATGGTAAGTGATGCAGTAAAAGAGGCAGTTTCAAAAATAGAAACCAAAGAAGATTACAACAATGTGTTACAAAAATTTAAACTAAGTAGTGCAACAGTAGAGCAAAAAGAAGAGGCAATAAGATATTTAAAAACACAACACCCAAGCTTTGATACAACTGATAGACTACCAACAAAAGAGTTATTAAGTGAAATCGAAGCAGGTCAAGCGGATATAGATGATATAGGAGGTTATTAATGAGAAGTTATAAAAAATGGAGTAAAGAAGATAGGCAAAAGAGTTTAAGACTTACTAATAGGGCAAAATCTTTAGGGTTATTGAAGCCAAAGAGCAAATGCCAAAGATGTGGGCAAGACAAAGGAATTATACATTGGCATAATGAAAACTATGATATAACATTAAGCATATTAGGCAATGCTTTTGATATAGAAAAAAGAGATTATTTAACAGATGATGAGGTAGAAATGTGTGAAACCGCTCTTGAAACACTATGTTGGCGTTGCCATATGATGCATCACTCAATATATAGAGCACCAGAGCAGGTAAGAAAATACTTTGAAGAAATTCAAAATGGAAAACAATATCCACCAGTATATAAACACGATTTTGGAATTTTAAGGAGAGAACATAATGTTTACTAATGAGCCAATAAATAATATAAAATGGGTAGATGCAAAAGAGTTAAATATGAATGACTACAACCCTAATACTGTATTAAATCAAGAATTAAAGTTATTAGAGTTTTCAATTCTTAAAAATGGGTGGATACAGCCTATAATTATAGGGAACGATAAGGTTATTATTGATGGTTTTCATAGGGCATTATTATCAAAGCAATCAAAAAAAATAAAAGAGAAATATGACGGCAAAGTTCCTTGTGTTGTTATGGATATGAGTGTAGCAGAGAGAAAAATGCTAACAATTAGAATAAATAGGGCAAAAGGCGTTCATAATGGCTACAAAATGCACTCAATAGTTCAAAGCCTTATAAGTGAACATAAATTAGAAAAATCTTATGTTGCTAAAAGCTTAGGAATGTCCAAAAAGGAATTGGAACTATTGTTAAAAGATGATGTTTTTGATAAACTTGATATAAAAAACCACAAATATAGTATGGCGTGGGTAACTTCAAAATAGGGGTAGTTATGAAAATAGATAATATTAAAGTTACAGAGTTAAAATATAATCCTTACAACCCAAGAACCATAACAGAAGAAAATTTTGACAAACTAAAACAATCAATTAAAAATTTTACAAAAATGTTAGAACTAAGACCTATTATAATAGATAGCAATAATATTGTTTTGGGTGGAAATATGAGGCTTAAAGCTTGTAAAGAACTTGGTATCGAGGAAGTTCCAGTTATAAGAGCTGACAACTTTAGTCAAGAAGAGATAAAAGAATTTATAGCAAAAGATAATGTTGGTTATGGCGAGTGGGATTATGAGGCACTTTTAGAGCAATATGATTTATCAGTTTTAGAAGATTACGCAATAGATGTTCCAAATACAGAAATAGATATTGATAGTGAAACAGAGTATAGCGATGACAAGGTGGAGTTAACAGATTACACTATATATTTCGAGAGCCAAGAGGAAGAAGATATTTGGTTTGGGTTTTTAGCACATCTAAAAGATAAATTTAAAAATATTGATAGTATATCAGAAAGAATACTTTGTTACATTCAAAATGTATATGAAGAAAACAAAATGAGCGAAAGTCAAATGATTTTAAAGTTTTTAAAATGTGATAAAGAGGTAATAGAAGATGAAAGTTAAACACCTTAGTTCAAATGTTTTACAAGAAGCAAGAAAAAGAATAAAAAGAATGATAGTTTCAAGTGATGAGGTGTGGGTTGGCTTTAGTGGTGGAAAAGACAGTCTTGTTGTGTTATCGCTTGTCGAGGAGCAAATAAAAAATGAAAAAATAAATGTAGTTTTTAGAGATGAAGAAATGATACCCACAGCAGTATATGAGTTTGTTATGAAAAAAAAGCAAGACCCACGCTATAATTTTGTATATATAGCTACTCAAATGGAAAGCGATATAACAATTTTAGGGCAATCTAAAAGATATATTCAATGGGATAAAAATAGAAAATGGGTAAGAGAAAAGCCAAATGGATATATAGAGTTCAAGGGTGTTCAAAAACAAGAAGAGTTTGAAAAATGGTTTTTTAAAAACACTAAACATAGTATAGGATTGGCTTTGGGGTTAAGGGCAGATGAAAGTTTATTAAGAAGACAAGGGTTTATGAAATCAAAACACCCTTTTTATAGACCAAGTTTATTAAAAAATGTAACAATATATAATCCTATATATGATTGGAGCGAAAAAGATATATTTAAGTATTTGTATGACAATAATATCGAGTATTGCAAATCATATGACCTGCAAGTTTTTAGTAGTGTTCCATTAAGGGTGGCAACTGTATTGCACAGCGAAAGTTCAAGGCATTTAGCAAAATTAAAAGAAATGGATACAGTTTTATACAATCAGCTTATGGAAATATTCCCAGAAGTAGAAATCCAAGCCAGATACCACAAAGAAGCGAAGCAAACATCTAACAAAAAAGCAGTAATTTTTAAATATAAAGAGTTAGCAAATGGCAATCCATTAAAAGCGATATATTTATATATCGAGAAAGAGTTAGAGGGGTTAAAGAAGCAACAAGCACAAAAAACAGTTCTCAAAGCCAAACTCTCAAGAGAAAACAGGATAAAAAAAGTCAAAAAATCAACTTTTGGTGGCTATCCTTACTATTATGTTTTTGAACAGATATTAAAAGGGTCATTTAAAAGAATTTCAATAATGCCAACTACAAACGATAAGGAAGTTTATTATGAGTTTGAAAATATCAAAAACAACACATAATCAAGTGTATGAGATTTTATCAAAGTATATGAAAAAAGAGCAGGTGGCTATATCGAAAACAAAACCAAAAAATATATATTACATAGGGGCTTTTAAAAATGGTAACCTTATAGGTTGTGTAGCATTACAAAAAATAGGTAATAAAATAAGATACAAAACAGATTTTATAATGCCAAATTATAGAACAAATGGAATATACAAAAAACTATTTAATGCACGAGAAAAAGTAAAGCAATTTAAGTATAATGATTTAGCAGTAACAGCATATTGTTCAAAAAATAGTATAAACACATTTCTAAGTAATGGCTTTAAGATAAAAAAAGAGCTTAAAAATGGTATAAAATTTGTAGAAAGAGAGGCACAAAATGGCACGAGCTAAAAAAACATCTACATCAAGAAGTATTAAAATAAAGAAAAATAAATTTATTGAGGCGTATAGAAAAACATTAGGAAATGCTACATCAGCTTGTAAAACAATAGGTATAGGGCGTTCTACATTTTACAGATGGCTAAGAAACGATAATGATTTTAAAGAACAAATAGATGATATAGCAGAAGAGACAATCGATTTTGTAGAACAGGAACTTAAAAAAAGTATTCAAAATGGCAATGTAACAGCCCAAATATTTTACCTGAAAACAAAAGGCAAACATAGAGGGTATGTAGAAAAGCAAGAAGTAGAGCTAAGCGGTGAAGTAGATAATAACTTAGTTATTTATTTGCCAGATAATCAAAGAGATACACAAAATGACAATGACAAGTAACACATTTTACAATTATGTGTTACACATTTTGAAAAAAGTTACACAAAAAGGTGTTCAAAAGTGATATTAAGACCACAAGCAGGAAAGCAAGAATTATTTTTAATGAGTTCAGCTGATATTGTTGTGTATGGTGGTAGTGCTGGTGGTGGTAAAACTTATGCTTTACTTTTGGAAGCACAACGCCACATAAGAAAAAAAGGCTTTGGTGCGGTTATATTTAGAAAAGAGCTAACACAAATTGAAAAAGAGGGTGGATTGTGGGATACAGCAGAGCAGATTTATCCTTTTATTGGCGGAAGAGGTGTAAAAGGTAACTTGGTTTATCACTTTGACAAGTATTCTACAAAAATACAGTTTGCACATTTAGCAAGAGATGAAGATGTATTAAAGTGGCAAGGAACACAAATACCATTAATTTGTTTTGACGAGCTAACACATTTTAGCAAAAAACAATTTTTTTATATGTTATCAAGGAATAGAAGTGTTGCAGGTGTCAAGCCATACATAAGAGCAACCACCAACCCTGACCCAGATAGCTGGGTAAGAAAATTTATTGATTGGTGGATTGGAAAAGATGGCTATCCAATAGAAGAGAGAACAGGCGTAATCCGTTGGTTAGTTCATCAAAACAATGAGTATAAATGGTTTGATAGTAAAGAAGAGGCATTAAAAGCATATCCTACTATTATACCAAAGAGTGTAACTTTCATAAGTTCGACTATTTACGACAATAAAATCTTAATGGAAAAAGACCCTAATTATATATCAAACCTACAAGCTTTGGATAGAGTAGAAAAAGCAAGGCTTTTAGATGGTAATTGGGATGTGCGACTCGTTGAGGGAGATTATTTTAAAAGAACAGATTTTGAAATAGTTGATGCACACCCACCACTTGAAAAAATAGTAAGATGTTGGGATTTAGCAGGAACAGAACCAAGTGCAACCAACCCTGACCCAGACTATACAGTTGGGTTAAAAGCAGGAATGTGCGAAGATGGTTTTATATGGATTTTAGATGTAGTAAGATTTAGGAAAAGACATAGTGAAGTTAAGAAAATTTTTAAAAACACAGTTACGCAAGATGGTAAAAGAGTATTTGGAACAGTGCCACAAGATGCAGGAAGTGCAGGTAAGGCAGTAGCAAGTGAATTAGTAAAATTAGCAATGGGTTATCCATACAGAGCAAAAGTAGTAAGTGGCAATAAAGAAACCAGAGCAAAACCAGCAAGTGGTCAAGCAGGTGTAGGGAATATTAAAGTGTTAAGGGCAAGATGGAATGATGAATTTTTTAATGAATTAGAGCAGTTTCCATTTGGCGAACACGACGATATAGTTGATACACTAAGTGATGCAGTAGAAGAGCTTACAATGAAGCCTAAAATAAAAGTAAAAACAAAACCAAGATTATTAAGGAGATAATATGACTAAAGATGAGTTTAAATTAATACACAAAATATTACCAAATAGTAACCCAAAAAATGAAGTGTGTTTCGCACAAATAGATTTTACACAAAATGTGTTATATGTAACTAACACAAAAACACTAATTCAAATAAATTTAACAGATGATGAGGTAGAAATGTGTAATGGAGTGCATTATATACACAAAAAAATAATAAATGTGTTAGCACAACACGCACAAAAAGATAAAAAATACACATTTTTAAATAATAATGTGTTACTTGATGATATAGCATTACACATTTCAACACATAATAAGCAATATAACTTTAAATATCCAAATATGCAACACATTTTACTAAAAACATATTTTGAAAAACAATTCACAAGAAGAGCATTAGAATATATTGATTTTGACACAACACATTATGACACCCATATAAATTCAGATGCTTTTAAACCATTCCAAGAGTTTGCATTATATGATAATTACAGAATATCAGTTAAGCCACAAGAAAAAGAAAGTGTTGGAATGGTAAAAATAGAGGGTTTTATAAATAGAGATGATAACCCACCTTTTAAGAGATTAGAAGCTATAATAATGGGAGTAGAATACACACCACCACAACCAACATTATTTGGATAAAAGGATAAATAATGGCAGATACACCAAATATAAGACTAAATAAATTACAAGAGCCACAAAATTGGATTAAAATATCAAATGATTTTTATACAGGAACAGTTGCAGTTTTAAATCAAACATATTTGCCACAATGGGTAAGTGAAAGTGATGATGCATACAAAGTTAGACAGTTATCGACACCATTTGTAAATATGTATGCACCAGTAATCAATGGTGTATCTTCTATGATAACGAAGAAAGCACCACAAATTACAGGGCTTGATAATTTTAATTTAGATAATGTAGATTTACAGCACAATGGATTGCACACTTTTATAAAAAAAGTAACTAAAAATTCTTTGATAAATGGGTGTGTATTTGTAGCAGTTGAAACAAACAGTCAAAGAGGTTATCTAAAAACTTATGATTATTCACAACTGTATAGCTATGTGTTTGAAGATAGTAAATTAACACAAATAGTGTTTAAAGATACTATTGAGGTTAAAAAGGGAAAATTTGGAATAGAAAAAAAAGAAAGATTTGTGGTGTTTAAAATTGGTGGTGGTGAGCTTTGGTATAAAGATGGCGAAAAATCAGATATTACCAAAAAAGATGAATGGTTTAACGAGCTAAAA